CACGGATGGAAAACCAAAAGCAGGGGCATTTCGCCCTGTTCAGGAGCCTTCTGTCCAAGGAATGGGCCAGCGACACCGCTAAGTTTGCTCTCTGGGTTCGGATCATCGGTCAGGCTCAATACAAGCCCCGCACGGTGGATTTTGATGGTGTGGCATGGGATTTACAGCCCGGTCAGTTGGTAACGAAAGTTCCTCTTCTGGCCCGCAAATTGAAGGATTCTCAGGGGAACGAGAAGTCACCTAAACAGGTGCGAGACATGCTCGAATTTTTCGCCAAAGAGAAGATGATTACCTTTGCCGGAAACCGTCATGGAACGGTGATCACCATCATAAATTATGCTGATTATCAGGGCGATTTTGGGGTAACAAACGAAGTAAGTAATCAGGTAACAAACAAACCCAGTGCTGGCGCGGCTTTGGAGCTAACTGAGGTAACAAAGGAAGTAACAAACGAGGTCAAACAGAGTAAGAAGTTATTAGAACAAGAATATAAAAACATTACCCAAACCCACGAAGTGGGATTGAGTGGTGAGAAGAAATTAACACCTCGCCAGGCAGGTACAAATCCCCGGGCAACAGGAACCAACCCTCGTGCAAAGCTTCCTGACTTCGACAGACAAAAATTCGTCGATACCTGGAATCGCAAAGCAGAGCAGTTTGGCCTGCCGAAAATCAAAGGCATCTCGACCACTACCGAGAACGGCATTAAGCGCCTCTGGAAGTCCTACCTGAAGCACTGCAAAGACACCGGCAATCAGCCCACCAACCCTGACACATTCTTCGCGGGTTATATCACCTACGGCTACAAGCCCACAGCATGGGCCTGCGGTGAAAACCCTGACGGGCGACGCTATGGCATCGACACGGCGCTGACCCAGAAGAAAATCGACGAAATCATCTGTCAGGAGGCGTGACATGGAGAGCTACGATTTTGAAGAGCAACTGGTCGGCGCGATGATGGTGAAAGGTGATCACATCGACTCTCGTGAAATCGCCGGAAAGCTGCCGGTTGAGGCATTCGCTAACCACCACCTGCGCAGCATGTACAAGGTCATCTGCAGCCTGCTGGAGAAAGCTGAGCCAATCGATATGTTCTCAGTTCAGGATGGCGTTCCGCAGGAGAGCAAAGACTTCGTGTTGGACGTGGTGAAACGCTGCAGTTCAGCGGCAAACATCAAAGCCTGGGCGAAGCGTGTGCGGCAGTGCTGGATGGTGCGACGCGGAGAGGCTGAGTTGCTGAAAGCGGTTGAGACGCTACGCAGTATCAGCGCCCACGACATCAACGATCGGATTGCAGAAGTGACCGGCATCCTGTCAAAGCTGCAATTTGAGACCAACGACAAGCTCCCGCGCCGAATTGGCGATTTGATACCCGACTACCTGAATGTGTTGGAAGAACGCATGAGAGGCTCTGAGTCAGGGCTGTACCTGCGGACGGGTATTGAGGCTATCGATGACGCTTACGGTGGCTTTGACCGCACAGACCTCATCATCATCGCCGGTCGGCCTGGTATGGGTAAAACCGAGCTGGCAATCAACATCGCTAACTCGATTGGGCGTCAGAAAGGGCGGGGATTGCTGATGTCTATGGAGATGTCAGAAACACAGGTAGTTGAGCGTCACATCGCTGACCGTGGCGGCCTGTCAATCACCACACTGCGTAATCCGCTGGGGATGGTTCAGGAAGATTACACGCGGCTTACTACAGCGACCGGAACGCTTCTGGATGAGGATAACTACGTTCTGGCTGGCTCATTCACCATCGATGAAATCATTGCTCAGGCTGAGCGTATGAACATGGATGGCGGGCTTAGCTTCCTCGCTATCGACTACCTGACCCTGATTGATATGCCAAAGGCTGACCGGCCCGACCTGGCTATCGCCGAAGTCACCCGCAAGCTTAAGCAGTTCTGCCTGCGCAACAAAGTGCCGGTAATCCTGCTGGCTCAGCTTAACCGCAACGTTGACGGGCGCGGCGACAAGAGGCCGAACATGGGCGACCTGGCTGGCTCCAGTTCAATCGAGAAGGACGCCGACGTGATTATCTTCCCGTACCGCGACGAGGTTTATCACGATAACAGCGACCTGAAAGGAATCGCTGAAATCATCATCGGTAAATACCGGTCAGGCCAGCCGCAGACGTTCTACATGGGCTGGAAGAATGGTCACTTCGTCAACATCGACCAGCAGGCTGCAGCCAAGCAGTACACCGAAAACCAGAACAAAGAGCAGCCGGCTAATGACTGGCGCTACGGAGGTAAATAATGGCACTTCGACAATTTAATGCTCAGCAATTCATTGATCGCAGGATGTATCTCGCTTCGCTGGTCATCGTTCAGGGCGATTACATCGTTATCAAAGACCCGGAGCCTAATGGTTGGGGCTACGACATTGCTATCAGTGACTGCAATACGACTGAGAAAATCCTCTCATGGGTAATGCATCTCAGCGAAAAGAAATGGGTTAACACTGACATCATCCGTCAGTTTATTCGTGTAGCCAGTAAAGCCTGCAACCTGCGTGTAGAAGGAGACTGAGATGGCAATTATCGATAGTGCAATGAAAATCACTTCATTAACAAAACAGGGCAAGAATTACATTGGCCTGTGTCCATTTCACGCAGAAAGCACGCCGTCTTTTGTAGTGCGTCCGGATACGAATGACTTTATCTGCTTTGGGTGCGGAAAGTCCGGGGATGAGCGGGATTTAGTAAACGTTACGGAGTATGCGTAATGGTCTACCTGATGATGCACGACAAAGGGGAAGAGTGATGAACAGGCTACCTGAGGTGATCGCGGAAGAAGAAATGACCATTGTACCAGGCCTCACTCTCAAGGTGATGGTGCTGGATAACGGCAGGCGGATTATCCCTGTTGAGGATATGCAGCGGGCTTGTGAATGGTTGGATATGGATATGGCAACGCTAACGGCTGCGTCCGGCAAGCATCAGGAAGGAGAGTGAGATGGACAATCCTCAATATCGAGCCGTAATGGATGGGAAGGGAGGGCTTATCGTTGAAAAAAGGTCTCCGTGGTATATCCGGTTGATTTTTTGGGAGGCGTATATGCCGGTATCAAATAGTCTCCGAGACCTGAAAGCTTGCGACGAACTTGTGGCCCGACTGAAGCTGGCGGACGCTGGGAAAACTAACTTCCGCAAAGTTGTGAGGAATTATCGATGACCAACAACGATGAGCTGGAGCGGCAGCAGCGAGAGCTATTTGCAGAAAGTTTTGAGGACCACACAGGCTGGCATCCTGACGATTACCCAAGCCCGGATGTTGTCGAAACAAGCTGGGAAATCTGGCGCGATGGCTGGCAGGCAGCGTTAAGCAGCAAACAGGAGCAGAAGAATAATTCTGCCCTTTTCAGTACGCCACAGCATGTTCTCGATGAGAAATGGGGAGAGCATTTTGGGCTGAAACAGGAGAAGAGCGATGGAGAAACAGACGTACCTCATCAGAGATAACCGAATACGCCAGAACTGCATAGAAGCCATTCAGAACCTCCCCGCTAATACCGATCGCCCCCTACAGATAATCATCCAGGAAGACACCCGCAGCCTTGCGCAAAACCGCATGCTTTGGACCTGCCTGCGTGATGTATCGCAACAGGTGGTCTGGTATGGCAAGAAACTGGATTCTGACAGTTGGAAGAATATTTTCAGCGCCAGCCTGAAGGGTCAGGAGACGGTCCCGGGAATCAATGGCGGCTTCGTAGTGCTGGGGCAGTCAACAAGCAAAATGCGCGTCAGTGAGATGAGGGATTTAATAACGCTCATCCATGCATTCGGCGCCGAACACAACGTTAAATTCAGTGACGAATCAGCCCGCGCAGCAGAATGGGCCAGTCGCTTTGGGAGGGCAGCATGAAAAAATACACCCTGATTTATGCGGATCCGCCGTGGACGTACCGCGATAAAGCCAATGACGGAGAGCGCGGCGCCGGCCACAAATACCAGACGATGACCATTCCCGATATCTGTCGCCTTCCCGTGTGGGATTTAGCTGCTGAAAGCTGCCTGCTCGCGATGTGGTGGGTTCCGACGCAGCCAGTCGAAGCACTTAAAGTCATGGACGCATGGGGGTTCAGGCTGATGACCATGAAAGGCTTCACCTGGCATAAAACCAACAAGCACAAAGGCAACAGTGCGATCGGTATGGGCCACATGACGCGAGCCAACAGTGAAGACTGCCTGTTTGCAGTGCGCGGCAAGCTCCCTGAGCGGCTTGATGCATCAATTTGCCAGCACCTTACTGCGCCGCGCATGGATCACAGCGCCAAGCCACCAGAGTTTCGCGATTTGCTGGTCAGACTATTGGGCGACGTACCGCGCTGCGAGCTTTTCAGCCGCGACAGCGTGCCGGGCTGGGATATGTGGGGCAATCAGTGTGAAAACGCGTTCGATCTCCTCCCTGGGACGGCAATTAACAAGCAAAACAGGAGTGCAGCATGAACATTATCGAAACCGGAATACTCAATGCATTGAGTGATGGAAAGTGGCATTCCGCTACCGAAATTATCAATGCGGTATGCGCTGCAACAAACAGCAACCGAGTCCAGGTTAATTCCGCGCTACACGCGATGTCAGGGAGAAAGGCAATCATGAAAGAACGCGAGGACATCGGTCATCGCCGCTGCCGTTTCCGTATTGGCGCAGAGCAAAACCGCTTTGGTGCCAGCGCAAGCATCCTGATGTTTGACAATTTACTTAAATCAGTGAGGGCGTCATGAGCGAATATTTCCCGGCAACAAGAATTGCCATGCAGTTACCGACTGAGAATCCGGCGACTACCGCGCTGCTTGGTGAGTCTCTCGATGTCATCCTGACGCTTAGCCTCTGCGATAAAATCCACAACGGCTCGCCAAAGATGATTCGCAGTTGCTGCAAAGAGTTGCTGAAGAAAGCAAAGACGACGCCGGTTAAGAATTTTATTGCTACCGTGGCTGCTCAGGTTTATCCCGCTGGCCACATCAGCCGTAAATTCCGCGAGCTGGTACAGAGCGAAGCAAAACTGAAGGCAGACCTTGAGAAGGATGGATTGTGGAGGGAGCCATGCGACAAAGAGTGAGCATCACACAGAAAGCTCTCGATAACCTCATCTTCCAGCCCACGAAACTTTCCCGAAACAAACCCAAGCCAATACCTCCCGCCAGTCAGGTCACATCATACGACCACGGCTACCGGCTGCGTGTTGCTATGTGGAATCGGGTGAGGACGGCGAGATGAAGAGAGAATCAATAAGTCAAACCTATTTAAAAGAATGCCTTGATTACAACCCATCTACTGGTAGTTTCACCTGGAAAGAAAGGCCAGCTCATCACTTCAAGCCGGGAAAATATGCCGCTGCTTGGAATAGAATGCACGCTGGTAAAATGGCAGGGTGCATCAACAATAAAGGCTACAGGTATATAGGGATAAACTGTGTTTGTTATAAGGCGCATCGGCTCGCTTGGCTTTATGTTCATGGTGCATTTCCTAAAGAAGGAATTGACCATATCAATGGCAATTATGGAGATAATCGTCTTTCAAATCTGCGCGAAGCTGATGTTGCTGAAAATGGAAAAAACAGGAAGAGAAGCTGCACCAACTCATCAGGGGTTACCGGTGTGGTTCTGAAGCCGAAGGGCAAGTACCAGGCAGACATTTGCGTTAACGGTAAGCGGCTTCACCTGGGAACCTTTCCGACATTTGAAGAGGCTGTCAGGGTTAGGAAGGAGGCAGAGGTGAAGTACGGGTTTCATGAAAATCATGACCGCGCCAGCAACAGGGGGTTAGCACATGGCTACCGGCAATAAGCCGAAAGCGCCCAAGCCGAAGAAGTGCCGCACCTGCAAGCAGAAATTCATACCGAAAAATTCCCTCCAGATAGTTTGTAGCCCCTCATGTGCCATGCAGCACGTTGTAGAGCAATCTGAACGCAAGAAGAAGCGTGAAGAGGCTGAGCAGCGCAAGGCATGGAACAAACGCAAAGCCGATGTGAAGCCATTAAGCCACTGGATGAACATGACCCAGCGGGTATTTAACGATTGGGTAAGGGCAAGAGACGGGAATATCTGCATCAGCTGCGGAAGCACAACGGCAGTCAGCTACCACGCCGGGCACTATAGAACGACGGCGGCGGCATCACAGCTTCGGTTTAACGAGGATAACGTTCACAGTCAGTGCCACGCCTGTAACGTTCACCACTCCGGAAACATCGGGCCATATCGTATCAGCCTGATTAGCAAAATCGGCCTTCAGCGCGTCGTAGCGCTCGAATCTGACAACAACCCTCACCGATACACCAGGGAAGAACTGGACGCCATCAGAACGCGTTACAGGGCTTTGCTGCGTGAACTGATTAAGCAAAGAGAGGAAGCAGCATGACAAGAGAATACGTGAAGAAAATCCATTACCCATGCGAGACAGGAGCTGTTTTCCAGGATGTGGTTTTCGTTATTCGACCTCAAAGCGCATCCGAGCTGCTATCTGAAGCGGACAGAGCGGCGGAATTCTTCCTTGGTCACTTCCCATTCTGCACGCTTGAAGATGTGCGTGAAGGTATCCGCTACAGCTTTGGCGGCCTTTATCTGAGAGACGACCACATCATCAGGGAGGCAGCATGACCGAATACCTCAAAGAGAAGTGGCTGAAGCTTCGCATCATGAAAATGCGCGGCATGGCAGAGATAAATTACCGGATCATCCGCAACACAGCGAAAATCATGGGGGCCAAGCATGCACGCTGAAGCACTGACTCAGTTAGCTCAGGTTATGCGAAAATCCGACCTGAAGAAGCGTTATCTCAAGCCCGTAAAGCTCATAACCCCTTTGCAATCCGCATGGGTGCGTTGTCTGCTTGATGTGTGGGGCGAGAAGTACGGCGGCCACGTAGGGCCAGATTCAGGAAAGTGCAGCGTTATCGGCAGGCTGATGATTCGCCAGGAGTGGAACGATCGGGAATCAGAGCGGATTATTGATGTGGTAAATAATCTTCATAAGCAGGGATATCGCGGAGATGAGCTGTTCATCAAAGCGAAGCAGCTCATTAACCCGCAACACTCAGTAAGCAATCTTCTCGACCGCGCCAACGAGCAGGAAGATGCTGACCTGGTTGAATCTGTCATCTGTAGCACATTCGCACCTGATAACCCGATTCGTCATGTAGCCATTAAATACTACTGCGAACGCAAATGCGCGCAAGACATTGCTGTTGAGTTGTCACGACTCACCGGTATCTCGCCAGAATCAGCATGGCGACGCATCCGATGGTGTCGTGAGTTACTTGAGGCTAGCGTCTTTCACGCGATAATGCGTGAACGTGATGCTAACAAGCAGAAGATTGCCGCGTAAATCGGATAAGTTGCAAAAATAGTTTGCAAACGCGAAATGAAACTGCTAGATTTCTGTTATGCTCGTGACAGAAGTCGTTGAGCAACAGAATCTAAGCCCTGACAGCAATGTCGGGGCTTTTTTGTTTCTGCACAACAGGTAAGCTGCCTGACGTGGGATCGCATTGCGATGTACTCGTGTTGTGAAACAGGCGGCTTTCCGTTGTGATGAATGCGCAGGCTGATGCGCTATCGGGGTCGTAATCGTCGGGATCTGCCAGCACAGTTCGAGGCTGTCACTTCTGGCCACAGGCGATAAGCCAGAGTTCAGCGCTGGCCATCACACATATAAAAATCCACTTCATCCCGGTCTCAGGTAATAGTTAGGGCCTGAATGCTGGCCTGAAGTGGTGCCAACTTACAAAGACCAGCCATAGAGCTGGTTTTTTCGTTTTTGCGCACGACGAATCCCTTACCACACTCCTCGTGATCCCTTGTCGTCGATGCGCATTTTCTTCTTTTCAACAATGACACACAGCCACCCCGAAGGCGGGAGGTGGAGATGAAAAAAATGCCGGAAAAAGACCCTGGGTTCTGGGCGAGTCTTATAGCCTGGCTCTATGCCCACAGAAACGAATCCGGTTATGCAGGCCTTGCGGGCGTAATGGCTCTCCTCCGCGCGACATATCTCGGTAAAGAGCCGTGGCCTCGTCGTCTTCTCGATGCGGCGATGTGCAGCTTCTTTGCTTTCTTCCTTCAGCCAACGCTGCAGGTGATTGGCTCTGTATTTAACTGGAACTTCAGTGAAGACACGACTCGCGTTGCTGCTGTTTTCCTTGGCTTCCTTGGTGTGGATTACATCTCGTCGAAAATCCGGCGCCAGATTGATAAACGATTTGGAGACAGTGATGTTAACAGCCAGTGAGTTTCAGAAAGCCGCCGGTATCAGTGATGTATTGCGTGATGCCTGGTACACAAACATTGCGATGGCAATGAGCAAGTACGGTATTAACACGCCGCTGCGCCAGGCTCATTTCATTGCACAGACCGGCCATGAATCCTCTGGCTTCCGCAAGGTGGAAGAGGGTCTGAATTACAGCGAAAGCGCACTACTTTCAATGTTCAGCAAGCGCATCACTCCAGCGCAGGCCAAGAAGTACGGACGCAACGAACTCCACCCGGCCAACCAGAAGATGATCGCGAGCATCATTTACGCGAACCGGAACGGCAATGGCGATATCGAATCAGGTGACGGCTATCGCTATCGCGGGCGTGGACTGATTCAGATTACCGGCAAGGCTAACTATGCCGCTCTGGTAGAACAGCTTGGTGCTGACGTGGTTAGCAATCCTGACCTGTTGACCGGATACAAGCTGGCTGCCGAATCGGCTGCGGCATGGTGGAAGAATCACGGATTAAATGAACTTGCTGATTCTGATGATGTTACCCGCATCACCAGAATCATTAACGGTGGCACTAACGGTTTAGATGACAGGAAATCCCGCCTCACAAAGGCTAAGGGGATTCTATGCTCAACGTAATCAGCTTCATCCGAAATTACTCACACATCATCATTATCGGCCTCGTCTGCATTGCGTTGTGGGGATTGAATGCCCGCAATGGCCAGTTGATGGCAACCAACGACAGGCTGGAAAAGCTCGCAAACAGTAAAGACGAACAAATAAACGATCTGCGTTCAAAAAACGATGACCTGGCATCCAGCGTTGATGCTCTGGTCACTGCAGTAAATCAGCAAAATGCCGTCATGTCTCAGGTAACTGAGCAACGGGCTTTAACAGCACACCAAAACAGGAAGCTTCAGAATGAAATCAAGCGCTATCTGGCAGCGGACAAGTGCGCTGTCGCTCCTGTTGACAGTAACGCTGTTGACCGGCTGCGCGAAGCAGCAAAATCCGCAGGTGGAATACAGGACGATAAAAAATCCTCAAATCAGCCTGCCGGCAGAGCTGACCAGCCCTATTGATGTTCCGTCTGTGCCCGAGACGCTGACATTTGGCGAAAGCGTAGAGCTTAATGCAGAGCTGTATGGCGTGCTTGGTCAGTGCAATATTGACCGGGCAGCTATTCGGCAAATCGAAATTTCCAGATCACAGTGACAACCCCCAAGAAGATTCATTGACAGCAACAGAGCAACATCAGCCTCGCTATGCGGGGCTTTTTTTGTATCCGCAGCAAACCCCGCGCCATGCCCGGCGTATTTAACAACACAGAGCCTTTCAGGAATCAGCCTCGGAGATAACCGTTATAAGCGGCGGCTTCTCTGTGGGCGGTTATCTGGGCAACGAGGCTTATTCACTAAAAGGTAAGACGCAATGAATATCGTTCCATTGAACTACAAAGGCGAAGCGATTCGATTCAATACCGAAGGCTGGGTCAACGTAACAGATGTCGCTGAGCGATTTGGTAAGCGTATCGATAACTGGATGCGCTTGGCTGAAACGCTGGAATACATCCGTGCGTTAGATGAAGTATTAACTGGTGCAGATTCGCAAATTTTACATCCCTCACAATCGAGGTATGTAAAAACAAGCAAAGCAAGAAAGGATCGGGGCGGCGGAACATGGCTTCATCCGAAGCTTTCGGTTGCTTTTGCTCGTTGGTGTGATGCTCGCTTTGCGGTCTGGTGCGACTTGCACATTGATAGCCTGCTTCGTGGCGAACTGACTGAGCAACAGAAGTTTGAGCAAGCTTGCCGTATTCGCGATGACCGGAAATCAAAAGCCAGTAACGGGGCAAGAGAGATGGCTCGCTGGCGATGGGATAAGCCAGCTATTGAGGCCAATGTCGAATTCTGGCGTGAACAGCTTCAGTTGACGCTGGACATTGCCAGCTAAGCAGAGTGCATATCTGCACGGCGAGAGCCTATTTCACAACGGCTTTTATCACAATTCCCGTTTCAATGAGCGGGCATGATGATGACCACCACAAGGAATCGACATGGAGCTAACTGAATACCAGAAAGCCCTATTCGATGATCTGACAAAACTACAGCAGAAGTTTGCGTTAGGCATCGTGAAAGGGCTTAGCCAAATTGATGCGTACAAACAAGCCGGTGGTAAGGCCAAGAAAGATGAAACCGCAAGCGCCTGTGCGAGTGAAATCCTAACCAATCCTAAGGTAAAGGCATTTATCGACGAGATGAACAAGGAAGCCATCACAAACGCGGTTATGACGCGACAGGAAGCCCTTGAGCGGCTTTCAGTGATGGGAAGGGCATCTCTGCATGAGATGGTTGAGTTTAGCGAGGTAGAGCTCGGCACAGATGATAACGGCAAGCCAATCATCCAGGCTGGCTGGAAGTTTAAAGACTCTGCATTGCAGAGCGCTGGATCGTTGTCAGCAATCTCAGAGCTCACGGCGGGTAAGCGCGGAATATCAATCAAGCTTCACGATCCGAAAGCTGCCATCAAACAACTTGCAGAGTTGCAGGGGTGGGAACCTCCGAAAGAGTCGAAGCTAACGATTACGGCCACAAAGCCATTGTCGGAACTTTTTGAAGATGACGAAACTTAACCCTGTATTCAAACCGTTCATTAAGCCTCATCGCTACAAGGTGGCAAAGGGCGGTCGAGGCAGCGGTAAGTCATGGTCTATCGCCAGGCTACTCGTTGAGATATCTCGTAGAGGCACATACCGCTTCCTTTGTGCTCGTGAGTTTCAGGCAAGTATCGCCGACTCCGTTATCCAGCTTATTGCCGACACGATAGAGCGAGAAGGGTATAACCACGAGTTCGAAATACAGAAGGTCTACATTCGTCATCTTGCGACTAACAGCCTTTTCATGTTTTACGGGATTAAAAACAACATCACGAAGGTGAAATCCCTTGAAGGCATAGACATATGTTGGGTAGAAGAGGCTGAAGCAGTAACAAAGGCCAGTTGGGACGTCCTGATTCCTACGATTCGAAAGCCAGGCTCAGAAATTTGGGTGAGCTACAACCCAAAGAACATTCTTGACGATACCCATCAAAGATTCGTCATAAACCCCCCTGATGATATTTGCCTGCTGACGGTCAACTGGAACGATAACCCACACTTCCCTGATGTATTGCGCCTCGAAATGGAGGAGTGCAAGCGCAAGGACTTCGACCTCTATCAGCACATATGGGAAGGGCAGCCGGTAGCAGATAGCGATCTGGCAATCATCAAGCCGTCCTGGATAGCAGCAGCGGTAGATGCACACATTAAGCTCAATTTTGAGGCGTCTGGCGCTAAGAGAATCGGCTTTGACGTCGCCGATGAGGGTGAGGATAGCAATGCGATCACCATGGCTCATGGCTCGGTAGTCAAGGATGTTCAGGAGTGGAGTCGCGGCGATGTGATTGAGTCTGCTAACAGGGTCAATCAGTACGCAGACACTATTGCCGCTGACAAGGTCATTTACGACTCAATAGGTGTGGGCGCCGGCGTTAAAGCGCAGCTAAACCGTATTGCCAGAAGTCAGGTCGAAGGGTTCAATGCGGCGGCGGCAGTCTTTGAGCCAGACCGAGAATACCAGCCAG